TAATTTCTGACGGATGGTATAGATGCTCTATTACGGGTACTACAAACGGAACATCATACCTTTCAAGGGTTTACTTAGCTGATGCGAATGGTTCTGACTCATACACGGGAAACGGAACTTCGGGAGTTTACATATTCGGAGCACAATTAGAACAAAAACCTTATAGTACAAGTTACATCCCTAATTATGGCGAATCGGCGGGAGTTACAAGGTTAGGCGAAACTAATTCACAAAATTTATCAAAACAAGTAAGTTTAACGGAAGGAGTTCTTTTTGTTGATTATACGCCTTTGGGCAATGGAATAAATGGTTTAATAGAAACAACAACAAATATTATCAGTCATAATTCAACTGTATCAACTCTCGTTATAATTAAACAACTATCTAACGCATACGTTGCCGGTGTTTTTGCAAGTGGTACTTTTTATAGTGTATCTACTCAAAATTTTGCTTTAGGTGTTAGAGTAAAAATAGCTTTAAGCTATAAAAGTGGTGATTTAAAAATTTATGTAAATGGAGTTTTAGAAAACACAAATACCGCAACATTTACTTTACCTATTGGATTAGCTGATGGGGTTAGATTAATGGATACGGCCTCAGCATATAATGCCTATGGTGGTAAAGGTATTATGAGAGAATTTAAACTTTTTAATACCCTTTTAACAAATTCAGAATTAATAGCATTAACAACAATATAATATATAAAATTATGAAATTTAACATTGCAAAATACGAGTTTACAAGCAAAAAAACGTTTGATACTAAGTACAACGCTCTTTTTACAGAAGATAACGAAGGGCGAAAAATCCCTAAGTTCAAATTTGCTATCGTAGAATTAGGGCATATCATTTTAGAAGAGGCTTATATTGATGATGAGGGCAAAGAACATCCCGCAGTTTTATCTAAAAAATATTGTGTTGATGCGGTTTGGTACGGCTTAGATACAGACCCGACGGGATGGGGGACTCTATCGGTAGATATACCAACGGGCGAAGGAGTACACCAATTTATGGGATTAGACTACCAAGAATATAAATTCTAATGAAGTTACTTGATTTGAAAATATATGGTTTAAATGGTATCGCCATGGCTTTAAACTTTTCAGCAATTGAAATCGGTTTAAAAATTATTTTAACGCTTACAGTACTTTTATACACGATTCATAAATGGTACTTAATGGCAAAAAGAAGTGAGAAAAATAAATAAAATAATTATTCATTGTACCGCAACATCTAAAGGTAAACATTATGATGTTGACGAAATTCGTAGATGGCACGTAGATGGTCGAGGTTGGTCCGATATCGGTTATCATTGGTTAATTTATTTAGACGGTTCTATTATAGAAGGTAGGCCCGAGAAAAGAATTGGAGCGCATACAAAAGGACAGAATAAAAATTCAATCGGTATTTCATACGTTGGCGGGGTTTCTAATATAAAGAACAAAAGGAAAAAATTTCCCGCAGAAGATACGAGGACACCGGAGCAAATAATTTCTTTAGATTGCTTGTTAAAAGATTTATTAATTAAATATCCAAATTCTAAAATTCAAGGTCATAACGAATATTCGAATAAAGCGTGTCCGTCTTTTGACGTTCAAAAAGAATATAAATATCTAAGTAATTTGTAAAAATTAAATAAATAAATAATTAGTATATTTACAAAAAATTAAATAACATTAAAATTTAAATAAAATGGCTACAACCGGAGTATTTAACGGAACGAACTTACTTTTAAAAGTTGAAACCGTAACCGTAGGACACACAACGTCTTGCTCACTATCATTATCAATGGACACACCCGAAGCGACTACAAAAGATTCTAACGGATTTTCTGAGTTTATCGGCGGTGTTAAAGGGGGTGAGGTATCATTTGAAGGCTTAATTGCTTATGATGATGCATCGAACGCGGTTCAAATGGCGGATTTTTTATTAGCAAGAACTTCATTAACTTGTGTTTTTGGAACGGCAGAAACGGGAGACGCAATATATACGGCAGAAGGTTTTCTTTCAAGCGTAGAAATGAGCGCAGAAATGGAATCAGCGGTAACTTATAGCGGTTCAATCACTTTAACGGGTGCAGTAGTAAAATCACAAAACTAAATTTATTTTTAGTTTTTACATAATAAAAGGCACCGTATTTTTTGCGATGCCTTTTTATTTTTATTAATCAAATCTTTTAAAAAATGACAAACAAAAAAAGAGGTTATATTGATATAACCGTAAACGGAAAAAAGAAAACACTACATTTTTCAATGAATTTTTGGTCGGAATTTACCGAACAAATGAATATTTCATTACAAGAAATTGGCTCAGTTTTCGAATCAGGAATTTCAATTAATGCTTTAAGGTCTTTAATCTATTCCGCGGCTTTGGCTTACGACTTAGAAAATAGTAATGAAGTTGATTACAATGTTTATTCAGTCGGTCAATGGATGGACGAAATCGACGCCGATACAATTAATGGTATTGTCGAAACAATGTCGGAATCAAAAATTTTAGGTAACGCATTAGCGCCGGCCGAATCAAAAATTCCGGGAAAGCCGAAGCCGTCAAAGAAACAATAAATTTTGAAACTTTAACCGATTATTATATTGGGCAAATTGGGGTTTTGCCTGATAATTTTTGGCGGCAAACGTGGCGCGAAAATGCTTTAATGGCTGAAGCGTACCATAGTAAAACAAATTTAAATTGGGAGCAAACTCGATATTTGGCATCTATGATTTATAATGTCCAATGTGAAAAAAAATCGCAAATGTTAAAGCCTCACGATTTATTTGAGTTGCCTATTGATAATTTAAGAAAAAAGAAAAGGGACGCACCAAAATCAACTATTAAACAAATGGAAGCGTTTTCCGAAAAATATAATAAAATGACAGTAAAAAAGACGTTCGGATAGGGCGTCTTTTTTTTTGTATTTTTGCCTTACTACATATACATATTATGAGCGAAAATTTAAGAGTAAAAATAACCGGAGACGCCTCGGGGTTAAATACTGCAATTAAAGGCGCAAGCGCCAAACTTTCGGCCTTTGGTACTAAAATGAAGGCAACCGGTAAAAAAATGACAATGTCATTAACGTTGCCGTTAGTTGCGGTAGGTGCTGCGGCTACAAAAATGGCGTTTGATTTTGATAAATCTATGACGTCAATAACGGCGTTAGTTGGAGTTGCTGAAGGTGAGGTTTCTAAAATGGGTGAAACTGCTAAAAAAATGGCGGTTGATACGGGACAAAGTGCAAATGATGCCGCAGAAGCGCTTTTCTTTATAACTTCGGCGGGTTTACGTGGTTCTGATGCAATGGACGTCCTAAACATGTCTTTAAAGGCTGCAGCGATTGGATTAGGTGATACGAAAACAATTGCGGATTTATCAACGTCGGCAATGAATGCTTACGGTAAAGAAAATTTAAGCGCTTCAGACGCTACCGATGTGTTAACGGCTGCGGTTCGTTTAGGTAAATTAGAAGCGTCTCAATTAGCGGGCGCAATGGGTGGCGTGATTCCTATTGCTTCGAGTATGGGTGTCGGGTTTGATGAAGTAGGTGCGGCAATGGCTGCAATGAGTAAAACCGGAACCGGTGCGGCTGAAGGTGCGACGCAATTAAACGCAATTTTAACATCAATAGCAAAACCGACAGAAGAAAGCCGAAAAGCATTTTTAAAAATGGGTTTTACTACTGAAGGGTTACAACAAAAATTAGCGGATGATGGTTTAATTGGGACCTTAGCGATGTTAAAAGACGGATTAGCACAAACCGGACAAACATTTACAGATATAGCGCCAAACGTTAGAGCTTGGAAGGGTGTTTTAGATTTAACGGGTTCATCAATGCAAGATAATATTTCATTGTTTGACGAAATGACAAAAGCGACCGGCGCCACAGATAAAGCGTTTGAAGAAACGGCAAAATCCGCGTCTTTTAAGATGACAAAAGGATTAAACGCAATGAAATCATCATTGTTAGGAATTGGTCAAGTTATATTAGTTTCGGTAGCACCGGCAATTGAAAAAATAGGCGCATTTTTTACGCGTTTAAG